AGATTTAACTCACGAAATTCATAGGCTGGACAACTTCTAGCTGGTGATTCAGCAGCTAAAGCAGCAATCATTAACAAATCAAGCCGATGCACATTAGAATCAGCTAACGTAATTGTGACTGAAATCATTGTTTCACCATCTCTTGTTGAGTCTTTTCAAACTCTTTCTTCGCTTTCATTGCGTCGTGCATTGCAAGCACAATCTTCATATTGGCTTCTTTTTTCTTGTCAAATATTTGTTGTAAGGCATCTAAATAAGCTCTACAATTTGCATAACCAGGAGGATTAGTTCTTCTCTCTTGAGTCCCCTTCTCAGAACTCAAAAAGTACTTAAAGATTGCGATTTGTGTCTCTTCATCATCTATTGATTCATCTGGTTTGACCGATGGAAGAGTTTGCATTTCACCAATCTCGTTTGGAGCTTCTTCTGGAGTAGTTTTCAAAAGTTCTTTAATTATTACGAGGGCGCGATAACGCTGTGATTCACCAGGAATATACAAATCAGGAAAGCCTAATGCTTCAGTAATAACATGCGCATTCTCAGGATGCCCAATAACCGATTCAATCATTGGATTAGACAATTGAATCAATTTCAACAAAAGGTTTAGCTTCTGATCTGAGGAAATTGGAAAGTTTGTTGAACTTTCAGGTTCAAGATGTGCCTTACCAACCAATTCTTCCGGTGTAACAAGCACATTTTCAAACTGATTTGGGTGATTCTTAACGACCTCTTTCATTGGATCGTTATAACGTTTAATATCTTCCGCTGTTGCGGTCACACCTTTATCAACAACTTGTTTCCACCAATCATCAATATAAGTGTACATTAGTGAAAGGCGCGCGAGTGCTCGTTGACCACTTTGCACGTATTCACCAAGAGTTCTACTCGTTCCTTCAGAGGTACCCCCATAAACTGAAGGATAGTCACCAAGAACAAACTGTCCATCCTCATCAAGTCTTTCTTGGAAAGTTTCAATTTCTTTTGATGGAGTGGCAAGCTTTTGCTCATAAAGGCCAGCACCAATACTATCGAATTCAGCAGGTTTCCTTACCGGGATGATTTTTCCCGGTGAACTATCAAGATCACCAAACAAGTCACGATTAATAATTCTCGTATCGGCTAACAGCATGGGAATACCATACTCAATAGTCTGTATGGTTAAATTCGCCATTTGATTGGTCATCTCTTGAAGAGATTCATAACCCTTGCCAACAGGGTCAGAATGAATAAAAGTGCTTGGACCAGATTTTCCAATTGTCCAACATTTATCCATACACTCATTATCAAAGTAAATGATCTTCCTGTTATTTATATCAAAATGAATACCATCGGGGAAATGCTCTTGAAGATAACTTCTGACTTTAGAATTTGATTCAAACTTAGTATTGGTTGTATCCATATTAAACATCCAAGGACGCAACCAAACCCTTTTGATAGTACATAAATTCACATCTTCACTACCACCACGCCAAGCTGTCGTATAAGAACTTGGAGTTCTTGCCCATCTTTCTTTTGCAGCACCAGCATCAGGAATTAACTCATCTGCGAAATCTTTATAAAGCTCGCGCGCCTGTGCGTAGTGAATATCTTCATAATTGATGATGTAACCAAAATCTTTCTGTTTCTTACAGTAATAAGCAACTTTGACCTGTAATGGACCTTTAATATCTAACTTTTCACGTTCCTTTGGAATCTCCTTAAAACCATCTTCAACTATTTGTTGTTCCTCAAATGGTTCTTCCGTAGATTGCATTCCACATTCAGGGCAAACTGGAATTTCTGTAGGAGAACCAGAACTTTGAAGTTCTCTACTGCACTCAGGGCAGACAAATTTTGAACCAGTGATTTTTTCAGTTTTATACTTCTTAATTTTGTGAACTCCATAATCCTTATCACCTTCCCGATAACGATAAGCAGCAACTAATCCCTGATTATAAAGTTTTAGAAGTGCATCAATGAAAACTAGCTTAGCTTTAACATGCTTTTGATATATAATTGCAAGATGATTCTTGGCGCTTGAAGCTGCTAAATCATCTGGTTCGTCAGCATCATCTGGGAAAAATTCCGCTGTTGGTACCTGTTGAGAAAGAGCACTTATAATGCTCTCGCCGTGTGCTTTATATTTATTTATGACATAATCATAAAATGGGCCTACACTTTCTCGCATTTCTTCACCAATAATTCCCACTTGCAAGCCAGTGTCGTGTACCTCCCAATCCTGCTTGATCTCATTCCAGAATAGGTATTGTATACCATGCCAAAATTCCTCTAATTTCTTCCAAGTTTTAATCTGCAACTGCCTAACATACTCGTCTTCGGTTTCACTGGCCTGCACAACGTCTAGGAGAAATGCAGAAACGTCATCTGGAAGTTCTTTTTTAGCCATTAACTTCCATACCTTTCAGAATAACTACCCTTTTTAACACCTTGAGAAAACTTCTGGATTGCACCAAGAAAACGGGACTTTTTAGTTTTTTTAGCTGAAGAAGTTCCGGGTGAAGTTCCACCCATTTTAGCAACATGTTGTTTCATTACTCCTGCTAAATGACCAATGCCTTGTAACATGGTATCTCCTGGGTTAACAGCTTTATCATCCCATATCTCTTCCATTTCATAATCTTTTGTATCTGTAATAGGAAGCTCTCTGCCGAAGTGCTCTCGGCAGAAGTTCTTAATTTCTGCATCATCTTTTGGGTCGCGCGCAGTAAAAATTCTAACATCCAACCCCTTTGTGAGTGCTTCTTCAACTCGATCAACCATATCTTGAATTGGTTGACCATCTTCATCTGCGAGAGTTTTATCAAAGTCAACACCATACCACATTTTCATCTCTCTGGCATCACTGGTTTGTGAGGGTGATGCCAGTGGGTGCGTTTGGGACTGTCGGCCATGCAGCAGGAGTTGTAATATTTGCAGGGGTACTTAATGCTGAAACAAGGCTATTTGTTCCCAAAGTTTGCACACCATAACAATAATCTGTTGATAAGGCAGCAGAAGCATCAAGATAATTCGTCGCTGTCACAGAAGTAATATTAAGTTGTGTGTATCCTGACGTTGGGCAAGTTGTACCAGTCGTTCCTATTCTCCAAATGTAATAACCAGCAACATTACTTGATGTTGAAGCAGTCCAACTGACATAAACACCACTCTGTGATGCTTGTTGAGCTTTAGTTTTCCAAGGATAAAATAATACAAGACAAAACAATACAGCCAACAAACTAACAATAGATTCTTTAAGCCAATTTCTTCTCATTCTTCCTCCGATTTCCTATGCTTTCTCAGGCTCTTACTCATTTTAGAATGCTTAACTTCGTGTGCTTTACCAGCAACAACAGCAGTTTTTAGATTTGGTGCTGGAATGCCATGTATATGACGATAAGCAGCCCAACGTCTATATGCTTCCTTTGACTTAAAGTGCTCAGTGGGCATTATTAACCACCTGATTCTGGCCAACAAGACTTCTTACTTGTGGAATCCTCATTAAATTAGAGCCAAAAACATGAAGAAAATTAAAAAACCATTGATAAAAAGCATTCTTTCCAGAAGGAGTTGGTAAAGTACTAATTGCTGAAGAAACAAACCAATATGCGATAAGACATTCAATGCCGTGAGTGTTTATCCAATGTAGTGTCACTTTTACCCCCAAACAAATGCTTTCTAAATTCATTAACTATCATGCCTATCATTGCAGCGGCAACAAGCCACATAACCCTTTCTATTGTATCTAAACGACTTATCACTACGAGCTGATTAGCGCGAACTGTACTAATAGTATCCCCCATCTTATCTAACTTTTCATCATACGTTTTTATAAAAGCATCAATCTTACTACCCATAACTTCATGTTCTTTACTAATAGCACCAAGTTGATCTGTTATATATTGATGCCATTCAGCTTGACCCTTTGGTTCTTCCTGACCAAGAATTTCAAATCCAGTAAAGGCACAACCAATTATTAACGAACAACTAATTAGAGCTAACAGCACTTTCAGGAGTTTGTTCTTCACCCTGTTTCCCTTTTTCTACTTCCTTTATAGTTGCTTCCTCTTGTTGTTTTAACTTTTCATCCCAATATTTATTTTGCTTATCAAGAATGTCATCGACCTTACCTTGAAGCGGGCCACCTTTACTGTAAATCTTCTCCAGCTTCGCGCGCGCTGTTCTAAAAGTTTCTGACATTACAATTGGTCTGTCAGAAATTTCAGCCTGTTCATTACCATTTTGAGGAATCAAACCAAATTTTCTGAAAACAATATCTTCAAGGCGCGAGTTCTCCTCCTGTAGCGCCTTGTTCCAATCTTGAAGAGTCAAAATTCTACCTTGTGCTATATCAAGCGCGCGCGATAATTCCTCATGTTGTTTCAATAATGACTTATTCAATCTAAAAAATTGCAGAAATTTATCTGCCCACACGACGACCCCTCATTCGTATTAAATTTGGCATTGCTGTTACTTCAGCTAAATCTTCGGCTCTTTGACGACGTAAATTCATAAAGTACTGATTGTAGTCTTGTGTTTCCTCAAGGGTTTTTTCAATTTCTTCTTTAGCCTTTTGCTTCTCGAAAGCCCGTGCTGAATCATTTACGTATGAGTCCACTTCTTTCAATAAGTATCTTATAGTATCGTAAGGGTCATCACCATCGAACCCTTTAACATCTTCCTTATGAACTTCATCATAAACACAAGATGGAATAACTTCTTTCAATAAAGGACAGGTATCAAAAATCTGAAGTTTTGGGAGACTCTTTATATCATCAGGCTCATCTGGTTTGAATTGATTAATATATTTATAATATTCTTCCATTCCTTTCATACGAAGAATGGACATCGCGAGATTCTCATCGTATCTCGCGGTAACATCATATTTAATTGGTCTTGGAATAAAGCGAAGATACTCGTGCAACAACATCTTGCCAGAGATACGATCATTATCGGCCACGTGAAGCAATGAACTTAACTTGTCTCCAAGAGCTTCTTCAACTTGTTGAAATATAGTCTTTAATTCACCACGATTTTGTCGAGCAGAAGGATCAATTACTACACTTACGATGTTATCGTATTGGCTTAGACGGGAAATTTCTGATGCCCAGTGCTCAATATAAGACTTTTTAACTCCATATTCTCGGTAACAGTAAACTCTTTTGGTAGGAGAAATTGCTCCCCATAAAGCGTAAGCCAACGCTGCAAATCCCCAATCAATTGCAAGGATTTTGGGCCAGTAGTCAGGTATTGTAAATGGGTTAATAATGTGTAGTGCATTATCTGGCTCGCCTTCAACATGCTTAATGCGAAATTCAGTAAATACTTGACCTTCAAAAGCATTCCAATCAGCATATTTCTTAGCTCTTTTTTCTTCCTCTGGAAGAAGTTCCAAAGAATCAAGATATTCCTTTAATCTTTCTTTAGGAACTTTCGTATTATCCGTTGGAAGTGCTTGAATGAAGGTTCTTAACTTATTGGTGAGCTTATCACGAATTACATCACCTGATGGAACTTTATCTACTTGCCATCTGTTTCTGACCCATGTATTTCCAATGTTACCAGGATTAGTTCCAGCACGAGTGAAAGCAGGAAGATCAATGACAGAACTCCTGCAACGCGAACCAATAAGATAAAGATACTGAAATTCAGTAAATGATGTAAGTTCATCCCAACCAATGTAATTATATTCATCGGTATCATACTTCCTTACATCAGATTCATGTTCAATATGTCCCGCAAAGATTCGCGCGCCGCTTGGCCAAGTCCAACATCTTTTAGTGCCATTCCATTTACCACCACTAGAATCATAAAATGGCATCATTCGAGGAATAATTTCTCTTTCAAGTTCTGGAAAAGTTCTTCGTAAAAGAAGTCCTTTGAATCTTGGATGGTCTATAAAAGATTTATCACTTCCGATACATTTACTTGTTAAAGGAACAAGACCAATTACTTCAGTCTTGCCACCAAAAGCAGCACCACCATATAAACCTTCAAAGATTTCGTATGGAAGAGATAGGAATTTCTCTTGTTTTCTGTTTGGGGACCATTCTTGGACTTCTTCAGGCATCTATTGAGAACCAGTTTCCCTGGGAATCTAAAAGGATTTTCCTATTACAGTAATGACACCTAGAGATGAATGACAACCCATCAAATCCAAGAAGATTACCTGGTTTGTGCCAACCGAGAATATTACAAACAAATTTCCTAATCATGTTTTAATCGCGCGCGTCGTGCAATCTCGTATCTTACAAAGATTTTATTAGGTCTAGACCTTCCAAATTGCCCTACTGGTGCGAACATTCAGCTGATCAGGATTTAATTGTTTGACGAGTTCCCACAATCGCGCGCGAAATTCTTTAGTGAACTGTTGTATCACCAGGCCATGCTTCAGGTGAAATCTTTCCACCAGAGTTTAATGAACCATCACCTTTCCAAGAATTATCATTACCTGGTAGATATGCTACACCAGCGGTTGAATTACTTCCAGCACTTCCCATCGCCGCAACAATCGCTGCCCAAGTAGCTTGTCCAATATCAAGTTCCCATTGGACGTTTAATTCAGTATCAAAAACTCTTACCCGTGTTGAACCCTTACCATCAACAGCGTAAAATTCCATTCTTGGCGCGATTGTATTCGTAATTGTATAAGCTGCCTGAGCCATTTTTTCTCCTTAGATATCGACAACATTGAAATCTTCAAGACTTTTTTGTCTTGGCGCGTACATTACAATCATCTTTCTATTATCTTGAACTTGAGGACGACAATTGCCTACAATCTTACTCATGTTAGATGCAACAACCGACGCTTGGGGGGCGGAACATTCATTCAACTTTTCAGGAGTGATAATATTCAATGAATCCATTAACTTCTCAATTGCTTTTTCTTCTACTTGATTCAATTTTCCAAGGATTTTTTCTTCTAATTCTGGATGTGGAACAAATCTTGGATGGGCTGGAGAACAAACTCTACCATGAGCTAAATCACTTACAGTAGTCGCCGTAACACCAAACTCATTAGCTATTTCATCATTCTTACCCAATCCAGCTCGCGCGATTGTACCAATAAGAACTCTCTCCTCATCAGCAAGACTTCTAGTATGCCCTTTGTTATGTTTGATTTCTTTAATCTCAAGTTTACCATTATTACTAGAAAT